GGCATGCACATATAATAGAATTGATGGACGCTATAGGAAAGCAATGTACAGCATGGAAAAACTCACTAATAAAAGTTAGAGAGCAGCCGGAATCGGAAAGTTAAGACTAACCGAGAGTGCAATTTTTCCGTAATAAATGGGCCGCATACCATCATTTATGGTTAAGAATAAGACAATGCGGCGCAGATTTGCGAGCCTACAGAGTACAGCGCTACGAACGCCTGGAATCTGAACCTCAACAACGGCAACATGAACAACAACACTAAGGCCACGAACACGAATCGAGTTCGCCCGGTGTCAGCACTATTTACGGAATTAATAATAAATATATAAACAAAGACATGATTAATACAGACGATATATTAGAAGCATACTACGACTGCCGCAGAAGTAAGCGGAGAACAGCCAGTGCAGCAGTATATGAAATGAACTACGAAAGTAATTTAATTGCTTTGCGTAATCGTATCAATACGCGTATGTACACGCCTGGTCTATCTATTTGCTTTGTTGTTACTCGTCCACGTTATAGGGAAGTGTTTGCCGCCTCTTTTGAAGATCGAATAGTACACCATTATATAGCACTTCGCCTGGAACCGCTATTTGAAATAGTGTTTAACCCGCGTACATTTAATTGTCGAAAAGGCAAAGGACAATTATACGGAATTAATACACTGCGCCAAGATATAGCGGAATGCAGTAACATGTATACCACCGATTGCTATATATTGAAACTTGATTTAAAAGGCTTTTTTATGAGCATTGACAAAATGTTATTAGCCCGGATAATAGACCAATTTATAGTTAAGCATTATACCGGTGCAGACATCTACGATTTACGCTATTTGTGTCAAACAGTAGTATTACACCATCCGGAAAAGAATTGTGAACGTCACAGCCCAGCTAAATACTGGGATTATCTTCCGGCTAATAAATCGTTATTTACTAATGGGGAAAACAAAGGCGTAGCCATTGGGAATTTGTTTGCACAGCTTTTCGCTAATTTCCTGCTTAATACGTTAGACTGGTATTTAGAGTATTTAGGTATAAAATATCATGGGAGGTATGTAGACGATATGTATTGTGTACATGCCGATAAGAATAAGCTATTAAGCATAATACCCTCTATACGTGACAAGTTGGCAAGTTTAGGCCTAAGCCTTAACGAAAAGAAGTTTTATTTACAACACTATAAAAAGGGCGTAGAGTTTACAGGCGCCATCGTAAAGCCCGGGCGTGTATATTGCTGCAATCGAACACTAACTAACTTCATAGCAGCTGTTCGCCGATTGAATAAAGCTAAGACGCTGCGGGAAGTACGCCATGGCGTTTGTTCCATCAATTCGTATTTAGGGTTGCTCAGGCATAGCAATGAATACGCCAACCGTCGAAAAATACTAAACATGATAGATAGTCGTCTGTATGAATACCTGTATATCAAAGGACATCACGAGGTATTGGTACTAAAGAAAAGATATAGAACTCGGGAATTAACATTAAAACGTATAAGAGATGGCGACTATTGAACAAACAAACAAACCGGTAATGATGCTGCGGACAGACGAAATTAATATCGATCTGTTGTTGTTGCTGGAATCACGATACATAGTTATCGTATCGCAAATTAATAACGAAATAGTATTAGAACTTTATAAAAAATAAGAAAATGACAGAGCAATTGATAATAGTATTATTCATCACAGTAGGTATATTAATCACACCCTTAGTCTTTATAGCCCTAGATTTTTGGGCCGGTATACGTAAGGCTAAGTTACGTGGAGAGCCGATAACATCAGAGGGCTGGCGCCGCACGACGTATAAAATAAGCAAGTATTATAACATGCTTGTGCCTCTTATGGTCGTGGATATTATGCAGGTATCGGGTTTTTGGTATCTAAACACATATTGCGGATGGTCCGCACCTCTTTTCCCCTGGCTAACTTTACTTGGGGCTATAGGCATAGGGGCGATTGAGATAAAGAGTATATACGAGCCTGCGGATGCAAAAGAGAGTAAAGAACTTCGACAGATCGCGGAATTTGCCCAGGCAATCGCCGTGCACAAATCCGATCCGGAAGAGATCGCAAAAGCAATAATGGCTTATATGTCTGATAAAGCAAAAGATACTGCGGACGGAACTAACAACTAGATGAAAATGACAAGAGGATTAAGAAATAACAATCCGGGCAATATCCGGATTAGTAGTACGAAGTGGCTGGGTGAAATACAGCCATCTAAAGATAAGTCTTTTAAGCAATTTAAATCGTTACCCTATGGCTTTAGAGCATTAATTAAGTTGCTTCAAAATTATCAAAAACTATATGGGTGTAAAACTGTGCCAGACTTTATTAAGAGGTGGGCACCGTCGAATGAAAATAACACTACCGCTTATATAAAAAGTGTATGCAGCCAAATGCAGATACCGAGCACCCATATTATAAACGTCGGCGATAAAGCAACTATGGTTGCCTTTGCTTCGGCCGTGGCCTATCAGGAAAATGGCGTAAAGGCTAATCGTATAGATATCGAGAAAGGGTGGAGTTTACTTTAATAATTAAAAAACAGAAATTATGAAAATTGATTTTACCGGTTTAAAAAAGTATTGGACTATCGCTAAGATAGTCATACTGTTAGGCTCAATAATCGCTATATGGTTACTAGCCAGGTCAAATATTTCTCTTAGAAAGAATGCAGAGCGTAACGAACGCAATGTTGAGATATTGACGGATAGCTTACACTGGAGTATGTTGCATGATTCTATCCCAGTAGTCAATACCGGGGCTATAGAACAAACAAAAAAGGAATTTCAAAAGACGCAGCCAAAGACAGTACAGACGGCAAAAGAATTAGGAATAAAGCCTAAAGACATTACTACTGCGGCCGATATAGGAGTGAAGACAGAAGGGACCATTAAATACGTGCTAAAGGACTCAACGTTTGACTACCGGGATAAATGGTGCCATTTTCGGGCATCGACGAAAGATAGCTCTTTCTACTATTCCGTTAAAGACTCCTTATCGTTACTCGTTAATAGAGTTTATAAGCATAAGTTTCTTTTCTTGCGATGGGGGCTAAAAGGGTATAATGTTACTGTTACCAATTTCAATCCAAACGGAAAAGTGGAATATTTAAGGTACATTGAAATTAAATAAATGTTATCGTTTTTTTTGAATTGAAATAAAATAGTGTTTAAATGATAATAAAATCAGCGGGAGCGACAATAACAGTTGCTTCCGCTTTGCGTAATATACCATTGTTACGACGGTTGAATATGCTATGTGAGGGGTATCCCCGGGGCCGTTTCGTTTTTGAAAAAGAAACGCGACGATTAAAAATTTAGGAACATTTCGTTTTTCGGATTATAAACGGTTACCTTATTCAATCTCTTTTTATTTCTGTTTGGTACACCTTTTGTTTTATATTAAACAAACATACGACTTGATGGATTTTATTTATCTTTGTCGAGAGTTTCAACACTTTAAGTAGAAAGGAAAATAATTATGATTACTCAATTTTCAGAGAGCGTCTCAGAGGTGATTAATTTCAGCAAAGAGGAAGCTAACAGACTGCAAAATCCATACATAGAGCCAGAGCATCTGTTGCTTGGTCTCATTCGATACAATAGTGGTATTGCCATTCAACTTTTATTGGCACTCAATATTGATTTGGATAGTCTAAAGACAGAATTGGAGGATTACTTAAGACAAAAGACAGATCCTTCTTTGGATTCGGATAGTGACTTGCAGTTTTCGGAGACTTCATCGCAGATTATAAAATTAAGCATTTTGGAGGCGAATTTCGCCCAACAACGCATTGCAAATACCGAGCATATTTTGCTTGCCATATTAAAAGAAGAAAACAATGTGGCTGCTCAAATATTAATTCAGAATGGTGCAAACTACAAACAAATTCTGAATATGCTCCCCTCTCGTCCCAATATCAATACATTGTCAACTACCGATTACAAAGATAAGGTAGAAGATGAAACAGACGATGACTTGGAAGTGATCTCCAATTCTAACGATGAAGAGGAAGAGGTAAACGTAGATACTTCTACTACCAACCCCATTCAAAAGACTCCATTCCTCGACAAGTTTGGAATTGATATGACAAAAAATGCAATTGAGGGCAAATACGATCCTGTAGTTGGTCGCGAAAAAGAGATATTGCGATTGGAACAGATATTGTGCCGACGCAAGAAAAACAATCCCATACTAATAGGAGAGCCCGGAGTTGGTAAATCGGCTATTGTAGAGGGATTGGCACAGCAAATTGTTGAAAAGAAAATATCGCACGTACTATTCAACAAACGTATCGTACAGTTGGATATGGCCACTGTCGTTGCAGGCACAAAATACAGAGGACAGTTTGAAGAACGTATGCAGGGCCTCATGAAAGAGCTTCAACAAAATGAAGACATCATCTTGTTCATCGACGAGATACATACCATTATCGGTGCCGGATCGGCACCGGGAACAATGGATGCGGCAAACATCCTGAAACCTGCTCTAGCACGTGGCAATATGCAATGTATAGGAGCTACTA